ATTATTGCATGGAATAAAGGATCATTAGAATTAGAAAACGGATCAAAAATATTAGCAGCATCCACATCTGCCTCTGCTGTTCGAGGTATGTCATTCAATATTCTATTCTTGGACGAATTTGCTTTTGTTCCAAATCATGTTGCAGATGACTTCTTTGCATCTGTATATCCTACAATTTCTTCTGGTACACAAACTAAAGTTATAATTGTATCTACTCCTCGTGGTATGAATCACTTTTATCGTATGTGGCATGATGCAGAGAGAGGTAAGAGTGAATATATTCCAACAGATGTTCATTGGTCTGAAGTACCTGGTCGTGATGCTGTATGGAAAGAGCAAACGATTGCAAACACATCAGAACAGCAGTTCAAAGTTGAGTTTGAATGTGAGTTTCTAGGATCTGTCAATACACTTATCAGTCCAGCAAAACTTAAAAACATGGTGTATGAAGCACCAATCATAAAGAATGCAGGATTGGACATCTATGAAAATACCATACCAGAGCATAATTATCTGATGACAGTTGACGTTGCTCGTGGTTTAGGAAATGATTATTCAGCATTTATTGTCTATGACATAACTAATTTTCCGTATAAGGTAGTTGCAAAGTATCGAAATAATGAAATCAAACCGATGTTGTTTCCAAATATCATCTATGATGTGGCAAGAGGATATAATAATTCATTCATATTATGTGAAGTAAATGATATTGGAGATCAGGTAGCAAGTATTCTACACTTTGACTTGGAGTATGATAATGTCTTGATGTGTTCTATGAGAGGTCGTGCAGGTCAGATTGTTGGATCTGGATTCTCTGGAAAGAAATCACAACTCGGTGTTAGAATGACTGCTGCTGTCAAAAAACTTGGTTGTTCAAACCTAAAAACATTATTAGAAGATGATAAACTACTTACTGTTGATTATGAAATCATCTCTGAATTAACTACATTCTCCCAGAAACATAACTCATTTGAGGCAGAAGAGGGATGTAACGATGACCTAGCAATGTGTCTTGTTATATTTGCATGGTTAGTTGCACAGGATTATTTCAAGGAAATGACTGATAATGATGTAAGAAAGAGAATATATGAAGAACAGAAAAATCAGATCGAACAAGACATGGCACCATTCGGTTTTATCTCTGATGGATTGGATGATGATAGTTTTATAGACAAAGATGGAGAAAGATGGTATGCTGATGAATACGGAGACAGATCCTATATGTGGGATTATTACTAATGATTAGTCTATTACTTTTAAGCTCAAGTTTTTTTAACTTTATTTTTTACATCTACGCAATTGGTTTTGTTGTTGCATTAGTGCTAGAACAGATTGTAAGAAAAGGTGGTAATGAAAGAAGCATCTACATTGTCGAATATAATCGAAAATATCTATGGAGAAATACATGGATTATAAATCTTTTTTGGTTTCTAACTAACATAGGTCTATATGTTGCGTCAAGAAATATGCAACCTATGGGTGATAATTTTTGGGATGGTGCTTTATGACAATTTTGAAGTATTGGAAACTTAAACGTTTGCTATCCAAATCATTTCCAAACAAAAAAATCGTTATCACCGACAACAAAGATGGATCACAAACTATTAGTATCACATAATGGATTTAGATAATCAAGTCGATCTAGAACATTTACTATTCACAGAGAGAAAATGCAGAATCTGTGGAGAGGTAAAGAGTTTACTAGAAGACTTTTATCTAACACATAAGAATCGAAACTCATTGCCATCTTCTTATGCATATGAGTGTAAAGTATGTACAATAAAAAGAATTGTAAAGAATAGAAAGAAGAAAAGAGTATTTTCCGATTGGGCATACCCAGATTGGTAGTGTTCATGTGATGTTTCCCCGTTGAAAATATACTTTTCAATAAATAATTTCAGAATAAATCTGAGATTCGGAGAGAAAAGATGCCACTAAATTTAGCATCTCCTGGTATTGTAGTAAGAGAGGTTGACCTTACC